CCATAAGTCAATGAACAAATCACCAGACGACGTGCATATTCGTCTAGATCTGAACCGCAACCGTCAACATCCTTGTTGAAAACTTCTGTCCAATATGGATCGCCAACAATATTTATTGGCTTACGCAGAATTAACCCTGCTGCCGCTCGAATCAACCGTTGGGTATATGGCGTAAATACAGCACGATTTACACGCGCTAGATACGCGGAATAATCTTCACGAGGCTCTAATGGCAGGAATGCTTCGCTGTTATCACGCAAATACTCGGTGCCAGACACCACGGCTTTCATGATTTCCCAGCCTTTCATCTGGTCAATCACTGCCCGTGTTCGGACAAATGGACTGTCAACACTCCCCATATAGGAGCTGCTGACCAAATGGGTCCGAACGAGCCCTGGAACGGAGTAAGTCATGTCATTATTTTAACCATTGATTAGTTGTTGCAACCCCATCTTCTTCGAGCAGCTTTGCCTCGTTCGCCAGTCCAACTTTTACTGCGAGCACAAAAAGATTTCTTGCGTGCTGCTTCTTTTTTGGTTTTAGGCTTGCCCGTGACAGGTGCTTTTAAATTTGAACCGGTTTCTTTATTATATTTAGCCCTGCCTTTTGCGGTCAGGCCAGCGCCTTTACTTGCTGGAAGTTTTTCACCACGACCAACACTAAGATTTGGTCCTTTTTTACGCTTTTTCTTTTCAGCCATTTTTTTTCTTGGCAGATTTACGGCGTTTATGCTGATATTTTATCTTGCTTGAGCCGGTCTTTTCACGTTTAAATCGGGCTTTTTCTGCAGCTGTCATCTCGCCTGTTGTCTTAGGCGTCTTTGCAGATACACGCTTTGATGGTCGGCACGCTGGATATGCCCTGTCTTCCCCTTTGGAGCGGCCACAAGGCTTGCCGGTCTTTACATCGACCCATTCCTCGTCAAACCAACGGGTCAGCCCACCCTTGGGCTTGCTGGCCTTACTTGGTTTTTTTGGCTTTTTTCGTTCCGCCATCACTCACTTTTTGATAGGTGCCGCCACGCTTCTTATATTCCCGCACCAGCCATGCATTGGCATAGGCACTGGGATATACAGCGAATTTACGCTTGGCAGCCGCTTTGACACGGCTATAAAGCGCCTTATTGGTGGGCTCGTCTCTAGTCGCCACAGGTGCAACGCATTTTTTTAGAGCCCTTCTTCATGCCCTTTTTCTTCTTGGGGGGACGACCCTTTTTTGTGCCGTAAGTTCCGGAACCTTGGGGCATGACGAAGCTTGGCTTTGGCCTAGTCTAGCCTTTCGTGCCAATCAATAGCCACTTTGAAGTGCCCAAAATGCGGGAGCAGCAGCCGCGTCGTCTCCATTAACAAGAAAAAGCCAGAAGAAATTCGTCGCTACAGAAAATGCACCGCTTGTGAATACAAATTTGTGACCACTCAAGGCCCTGAAGAGATCGCACAAAGGAAGCAGGTTCTTTATCGCAAGGGCGAAGACCAACAAAATTCAAAACTCACAGAAGCTACGGTGCGTGAAATGCGTAAATTTGCTGCTGGCGGAGTTAGCTCGTTTGACTGTGCCCTTGCCTTTGATGTAGCGCAATCAACTGCATATAAGGCAATTGTTGGACGGTCTTGGCAACACGTCCAATAACAACCTCAATACAACCGATAAGACGTAGTGCCCATCGTCTCCGGTTTTGCCAAATTAAACTGTTGTAAAACTAAATAACCGAATGCGTCAAAGGCGTGGTCTACCCCTAAGTTTTTATTTGGTAGGCCCGTATTTGGTGTATAAGTTAACGTCCTTAAATCTTTGATTAACTGCTTACATCGTGGATGAATTACAGTTCTTCGCGTCCCAGCAGCATCAAGTAGCGCTGTATTGACCGCTGTAATCTTATCCCTAATCTTCCATGGAGCTTTGGGTGACTGGACCGTAAACCCACTGCGGCGCAAAATCGTGTGGTCCGTTACGCCAATGCCAGAGGTCTTCCTGGCTCCACCCGTAGGGTCTGGACACGCAATAATCCTTCGATCCACACCATATCTACGTGTAACCTCGTCCGCAAAATCCCAGGTTGTTGCACCCCCAGTCAACATAATCTCGTCGAAGACATATAAAGTATCGCCGTCCTTGACCGCGCAAATGCCACTCATTGGGTCAACGTTAAAATCAACCCCAAGTAACAATGGCTGAATACTGATGTCTCGCGCTTCTTGAGAGATGTTCTCATCACTGAAGCTAATTGCGACAAGACCCGTAAGATTCTCGAAGCTGGCCTCAAATTCTTGACGGAATGTTCTCGTATCAAGCTGGGCGCGGGCTGCTTCAACTTCATGTTTACTGACATTCCCACCGTCAATCGTCGTATAACTCCATCTCTCCCATAATCCCGTCGCATCCTCCGGCACATAACACCACAAGTCATAAAACCAACTAGCTGTCCCGTCTGGTGTTGAAATAAATAATGCCCAACCCTCCTTATCCGCTAACGCAGGTCGAATTACCTCAAACCATACGTCCGAACTCATAAAAGCAGCCTCGTCCAATACGACTCCAGACAAGCTGCGGCCCCGCAAGGCCATTGCGTTCTCGGTTCCCTTCAACTCGATCGTGGATCCATTAATCAACTCAAGTCGTAAATCGGTTTCGTTCTTACTCTTGATCCAAACTTGTGGGACAAGCTTCTTTAATGCTCGCCAAGCAATATCCTTTGCCATCCGATACGTTGGCGCACAATAAAAAAATGTCTCCCCAGGGCGATTGATCGCTCCACGCACCAATTCAACGCAAGACAAGTACGATTTGCCGAAACGACGGCCTGCTACTAAAACTCTGAAGCGTTTTTCGCACGAAAATACTTGGCCTTGAGCCCAGCGAAGCTCTATTGGTGCGGTTTTTTGACTCATAAATGCCACATTACACAGATTCTTGACCCCTGCCCCCTTCAATAGGGGCTAGAAGCCTTTCTACCAGTTAAGATCTTGGGAAAGGTCGTATCAAACATGACTCAAGACGAACGCCGCACCACAAATGCAAAAGAGGATCGTGTGCGGCGTTTATATCGTCGGCAGTTAGAGGGGTTGTCGGCTAGGGCGCTTGTTTATGAGCACGTTGAACGTGAACAGGTCAGCATCAATACAGCTTGGCGTGATTGGGCGGAAGTAAAGCTTCTCGTTGATGAAGATTGGAAGTCTGATCGCGAAAATATGTTGGCGCGGCTTCAGCACATGCGTACCAAACTATTTAATCAAGCGATTAAAAAAGGACAGTTGCAGACCGCAAGTCAAGTGCTGGATTCGATTGGGCGCGTGATTGGTGAATCCACTGAGACTGTCAATATTCAGGCGCCTGATTTGACTATCAAAATTCAGGACAAGGCCGACTGATACGACCGCAAAACTCAACCCCCACCCCCGGCCTCCACTACTCGTGGGGGTCTTTTTTAGCACAATAGAACTGTTCAGCGGATATATGTTTGGGGTATATGAGTTACCCCTACGCCGCTGGGATCTGCGACCCTGCCCCCAGTAGTACACACAGACCAGTGGTGCTAGGTAGTACACACAGACTAGCCAAGCTGTAACATACTAAAATATTAAGATATAATTATTTCCAGCCGTGGCAGTCGCTAGGTGCCCGGTCTTCTGGTACAATATTAGGTAAGAAGACTTCACATCTTCTGAACCTTGACAATCTGGGAGCCGATCCGCTCCAATCCTGCACAAGCCGGGCGAGCCTGACGGCTTCACGACTGCGTCCTCGCAGCCTGTGAGCCTCACCAGCTTGCTCCCAGAGAGTGCAGGAAAACCAACCCAAAACCACTCAACCAACGGACCATGAAGAACTCAAATCTGAGCGATAAACGCGCATGGGAGATCATCTGGGATTTTTACATCGGATGTGCTGACGACTACGAAGGCATGACCGAAGACTTAAAAATCACATTTGAAAGAGGCGAGACGCTCCAGCAATTCGCTGAGCAGTGCATTAAGTGCACTGTCGAGTGCGCCTAAGCGTGGGGGCCTACGGGCTCCCTTGTTCCTTTTAAATCACCCGCACCAACATCATGACCCAAAGAATGATTGAAGAAAGCACACTGGACGCGTGGCGCATCGGTGCAGGGCTTACAGCCTTTCTCCTTTGCCTTACGTTTTCAGTTGTAGTATTCCAAGAAGAAGACCGAGCCGCAATGCGGCGTTG